CTCAGGTATTAAATATGATTACATAATTAGAGCAAGATTTGATTTATTATATTCTCATTACAATGTAGTTAATCATCCATATTTAACAGATATTACCCAATTAGATCCTAATAAAGTTCATTCTTTTAAAAAAATCCACGATCCTGAAGGTAAACAAAATATTAATGACCAATTTGCTATTGGAGGTTATAAAGTAATGGAAGTTTTTCATAATTTCTTCCCTCATTTAATAAATTATTATTTTAGAAACCCAGAGTATAAACAACTTATGAATGATTCTAATTCTACTCATTTATATATAGAAACCTCTTTAAGACAATACTTAAGAGATAATAATATAGATTTATCTGTAGAACAAGAACCTAATTTATACGAAGTTTTATATAATGATAAATTTAAAGCAGTTTGGGATGCTGCTCGAATTATGAGATAATATGAAAATAGCTTTATTATTAAGTGGACAACCCCGACGTTATAAAAAGGGATACCAAGAATTAAAAAAATGGTTTTTAGATCGTTACGATATAGATGTATATCTTCATGCTTGGGAAGCTAAAGAATTTCATAAGTTTAATTTTTTTAATAGAGGTAAACTAGAAAAAATTCATCGTGTTGATGAAGATTTATATGATAATTTAGTTAATTGGTATCGGCCTAAAGATTATTTATTTGAAAAGTCAATTCAATTTGATAAAAAAGATATAAAAGGAAAAAATAATCAACGTTTAAACTCTCAAATGGGGATGTGGATGTCTTTAAAACGAGTATGGGATTTAATAGATAATTCAGGGATTGAATATGATCTTATTTTTAAAACTCGTTATGATCTTTTATTTACTCATAGAGTAGCTAACACTTGTCCTTTACTAGAAGATTTAACCCAACTAGACCCAGAATATTTACATTATTTTGGGTATGCTGATAATTGGCCTCATACAGCTTATCAAATGAATGATCAAATAGCTATAGGGGGGTATGATGTAATGAAAGTATATTGTAATTTGTTTCCCCAAATGCTTAACACTATATTTGTGGATCCATCTTATAGTGACAACTATGAAGATGTTTTTATAAATGAAACTTTAATTTTTCACTATTTAAAAACTAATAATATTCCTATGTCTCCTATCGATTCTGGATTTAATGGTATTAGAGGACTTGATTGTGGGTGTAGTATAATGAGATAATATGAAAGAAACTAAAATTTTTGGTCATGGTCCTTATGTAGGAACTAGTGGTTATAACAATCATACTCGTGATTTCTTTAGAGGACTATCTAAACATTTTCCCTTAAAATTTCGAAACTTTACTGTAGGAAAAAATTGGTCAGGGATGAGCGATGAACCTCATAATGAAGAATATATTACAGATTTAGATAAAGAAATTCTTCATACTCAAACTTATTTTGATTCTAACGGAAATTTTCAAAATGATCGTATGTATTCTCAATACGGAGAAGATTTTAGACATAATTTAAATTTAATTTTGATGGAAACTAACCATCACTATTTTTATGATAATTACATAGGTCCTAAAATTGGTTATAATGTATGGGAATCTACAGAACAACCTAAAGGGTTTTTTGAACAGTGGAAAACTTTTGATCAAATGTGGGTTCCTTCTAAATGGCAAGCTGAATGTACTATTAAACAAGGAGCAGATCCTGAAAAAGTAAAAGTTGTACCCGAAGGAGTAGATGTAGATACTTTCTACCCAGAAGATCCACAAACTACTTTAGATTATGTAGATGGTAGATTTAAATTTATCCATTTTGGTCGTTGGGATTATAGAAAATCCACTAAAGAAATTATTGAAGCTTTTCTTAAAGAATTTAAACCCGATGAACCTGTAGATTTCATCTTATCTATTGATAATATGTGGGGTAAAGAATTAGATGGTTATAAGACTACTAAAGAAAGACTTAAAGGATTTGGTTTAGATGATCCTCGTTTAAAAGTTAAACATTTCCCCTCTAGAGAAGATTATATTACTTATCTAAAAAATGGTCATGTATTTGTCTCTTGTGCTCGTAGTGAAGGATGGAATTTACCTTTAATTGAAGCTATGGCTTGTGGTACACCTTCAATATACTCTAACTGTTCAGCTCAATTAGAATTTGCTGAAGGTAAAGGTTTACCTGTAAAGGTATTAGGTGAAAAATCAACACAAGGGAATAATTATTCTAATTTTGGTATTAACTTAGAAGACCACCACATCCCAGGTAATTACTACGAACCCGATTATGAAGATTTAGCTCGTGTAATGCGTGATGCTTTTGAAAATTATACAGACCATAAAAAACGTGCTGTAGAAGAAGCAAAAATTATCCATAGAGATTTTAATTGGGATAGAGTAGCGGAAATTGGTAGAGATACTATCCAAGAATTTATGGATAATTATGTAGCTCCCCCTACTCAACCTAATAAAATTCAAATTTCTTATATGGAAGGTCCTAAAGTAGAAATTTTAGGGGATACTTTTGAAGAATATTTTATTGAATTTATAGATAGTAATACTAATGAAGTAGTTTTTAGTGATAATATTACTAATAATATGTGGACTTCTTGTGGTAAAAAATATTATATTCCATGGGTTATAAAAATAAATGGGGAAATAGTTGATACTTTTAATTTAAAAAATAAACGAGTCTTAATAACATTAGAATCTAGTGCTATTGGTGATACTATTGGTTGGACTCCTTATGTTGTTGAATTTGCTAAAAAACATAATTGTAAAGTTATATTATCTACTTTTCATAATGATTGGTTTAAGGGCTTAGAAGCTTATAAAGATATAGAATGGTTAGAACCTGGTAATAATACTGAATGTGAAGTAGTATATAGAATAGGTTGGTTTAAAAATGATGAAGGATTTTGGAAAGATACAGATAAACATCCTAATCAAGTAAACCTTTACCCAATGCAACAAACTGCTACTGATATTTTAGGGTTAAACTTTAAAGAATTAAATTATGGAATTGACTTTTTTAAAGGTAAACGTCCTATAAAAGAAAAATATATAGTAATAGGCCCCCAATCTACAGCAGGATGTAAAGAATGGCCTTATGCTAATTGGTTAGCATTAACTAAATTACTAACCCAACAAGGATATACAGTAGTAAATTTAACTAAAGATAAATTAGAAATTCATGGAGCTATAAACTCATGGAACCAATCTTTTGATATTATTGCTAATTATCTTCTTCACGCCGATCTATTCATAGGTTTAAGCTCTGGACTTTCTTGGTTTAATTGGGCGTTAGATAAAAAAACATTAATGATTAATGGATTTACTTCATCCGAACATGAATTCCAAAGTAAAGTAGTTAGAGTTCGTAATGAAGATAAATGTAATTCATGTTGGGTTAATCCTAACTTTAAATTTGATGCTGGGGACTGGGACTGGTGTCCTATATGGAAAAATACTGATAAACAACATATTTGTATGAAATCTGTTACCCCTATTCAAGTTTTAAATAAAGTAAAACAAATTTTAACTAATAAAAAATAACTTAATATTTATCAATATGGAAAAAGTGTTATTACAAAAAGAAGAAATTGACAGCTTATTAACTATTCAAAATGAACAAGCTTCTCTTTTAAATGAATTTGGGCAGTTAGAAATCCAACTTCAAACTTTAACCTTACAAAAAGAAACCTTAATTAAAACTTTAAAGGATTTACAAATTAAAAGTCAAAAATTAGGAAAAGAACTTCAACAAAAATATGGTGAAGGGACAATTAACATAGAATCGGGAGAGTTTATAAAATCTTAATTTTTAATTTTCTCTTGAATATTTATAACAAAATAATAACCTTATTACAATGGCAGAAACATTAATATCACCCGGTGTATTAGCAAGAGAGAACGACCAGTCATTTATCACTCAACAGCCAGTTCAAGTAGGAGCTGCTATCGTTGGTCCTACAGTTAAAGGACCAGTAGAACAACCTACAGTTGTTACATCTTATAGTGATTATCAAAATAGATTTGGAACAACTTTTGATAGTGGTAGTGAAGTAGTTAGTTACTTTACTTCAATCGCAGCTTTTAATTATTTTAATAATGGTGGAAACACTTTATTAGTATCTAGAGTAGTATCTGGTTCTACTTCTACATGGGCATATGCTGAAGCTCAAGTAGGAGATAGTGCAAGTATATCTATTGCTTCATATACTTCTTCTTTCACATTAGAAGCTATTGATAAAGGAGTTATCTGGAATAATTCAGGTTCAATAACTTCTGGATCTTTAGATTCTGGTTCCCTTGATAATGTTAGATGGCAAATTGCTTCTCGCAACGAGGCTGCAGGTACTTTTACTTTAGTAATTAGAAGAGGTGATGATACTACCACTAATCCTGTTGTATTAGAAAGTTGGAATAATGTATCATTAGATCCAAACCAAGATAATTTTATTTCTAGAGTAATAGGTGATACTAAGTATAATTACAACTCAACAGAAAATTACTTAGAAATTTCAGGTTCATATCCTAATGCTTCTAGATATGTAAGGGTAAAATCTATTAATCAACCAACCCCAAATTATTTAGACAATGCGGGAAATGCTAAACCAGCTTTTACAGGTTCAATCCCAGCAGTAGGTTCAGGATCATTTGGTGGTGCTTTTGAAAATGGTAGTGGTAATAACATTACTACCCAAGCAGGTGGTGGTAACTACTATGATAAAGCAGGTACTGGAGTTGCAGGTAATACTCAAGGTTTACTTGGTAGTGATTACACTAATATGTTAAACTTATTATCTAACCAAGATGATTATCAGTTTAATGCTTTATTTACCCCAGGTTTATTTAATGATGCTCATGCTTCTCAAACTACAACAGCAATTAATAATACTCAAACTAGAGGGGATAGTTTATATGTACTAGACCCAGTAATTTATGGTAGCACAATTAGCTCAGCAACAACACAAGCTAGTTCAAGAAATACTTCATATGCTACTATGTACTGGCCTTGGTTACAAGTAATAGACCCAGATTCAGGTAAAAATGTATGGGTACCAGCATCAACAATGATGGCAGGAGTTTACGCATATAACGACAGTGTAAGCGAGCCTTGGTTTGCCCCAGCGGGTATTAATAGAGGTGGTTTAGGTAACGTACTTCGCCCTGAAAGAAAATTATCTCAAGGTAATAGAGATACTTTATATGAAGCCAATGTAAACCCAATAGCTTCATTCCCCGGAGTAGGAACAGTAGTTTATGGTCAAAAGACATTACAACGTCAAGCAAGCGCTTTAGATAGAGTAAATGTTAGAAGATTATTAATCTCACTTAAAGGGTATATTGGTTCAGTAGCTCAAACGTTAGTATTTGAACAAAATACAGCAGCAACTAGAAACAATTTCTTATCAGTTGTAAACCCATATTTAGAAAGTGTACAACAAAGACAAGGTTTATATGCTTTTAAAGTAGTAATGGATGATAGTAATAATACCCCAGATGTAATTGATAGAAATCAATTAGTAGGTGCTATTTATTTACAACCAACAAAAACTGCTGAATTCATTATCCTAGATTTTAATGTTCTTCCAACTGGAGCAACATTCCCAGGATAAAAGTTAAAAGAACCAATATTTATAATAGAATAAAATAAATAACAATGGCAGTATTAGATCCAAACGAAATATTCTTCACAGCATTTGAACCAAAACAAGCTAATAGGTTCATTATGTATATTGATGGATTCCCAGCTTATACAATAAAAGGTGTAGGTGCAGTAACTTTATCACAAGGTAAAGTAGAATTAAACCATATTAACGTACAACGTTTTGTTAAAGGTAAAACTACTTGGGGAGAAATTCAGTTTACACTATTTGACCCAATTACACCTTCAGGTGCTCAAGCAGTAATGGAATGGGTAAGACTACACCACGAATCAGTAACTGGTAGAGATGGTTACTCTGATTTCTACAAGAAAGATTTAACATTTAATGTTATTGGTCCTGTAGGTGATGTAGTATCGGAATGGATAATTAAAGGTGCTATGATTACTGAAGCTAATTTTGGTGAGTATGGTTGGGATACA